CAGATTCTTCCCCGCTCTCGTCACCTTGACCGTATTCCACCCGCTGATAGGTCTGACATTATCGGGCGACGGGTCGCCACTTCCTGACTGGACGGGCTCAATGTTGACCTTGAGAGATTTCATCGGGACGTCATCTGCACCGTCAACGAAATGAGCAACTCTGCCACTGGCAGAATCGGTGACGTAAGCAGTGTTGTATAAGTCATTAAATCCGCTCTTTAACTCAGTTATCTGGTCCCCAGTTTCCTTTGCATCTGCAGCCTTTCCGGCCTGTGTGAGAGTGGTATCGGGTGTGCCGATTGCCTCGGCTGCATCCTGTGCCCGTGTCGCAGATGCGGATGCCTGTGATGCACTCTGACTTGCTTCGCTTGCCTTGGTGGTAGCTGTCTGAGCCGCTGTGGAAGCTGTCTGAGCGTCCTGTGCAGCCTTTGTGCCGACAGTTGCATAATCTGCCATCAGAGCCTCCCACTCTTCTTTAGTGCCTTTATAACCGCCCTTGACGGCATCACCATAAGCAGTGACTGTGCCAAGGTTTGTAGTTACAACAGCCATTATTCCTCACCCCCTGTCTGTTCGATCAGTTCTCCTACTTCATTGATTCGGAAGGTTAACGTTTCCATCTTCTCCACCGCTCCGTCAATCCTCGTTACCGCCTCGTTGAGAGCGTCTGTAGCTTCTGTAAGAGCATTGATTGCCTGAGTGATGATTGATGTCTGCTCTTCTGTAGGAGTGTCATCTTCAGGCTCCGTGGCACTGAGGACCGGGATCGTGATGTCATATTTAATCTCCCTGTCATCGTCACCAGTTGAGAGCATGATGTATGCGTAAATGGGTTTCCCTGTGGTGAAGAATACATCGGGGATTATCACTCCGTCAACTGTGCCAATCTGAGTCTTTGACGAGCCTGTGGGAGCATTGGAGATGTTTACACGGTATACGCTCGGAAGTTTAAGTCCTTCAATCTGAAGAATCTGTCCTCTTGCGAACATATACTGTGATGTGGTGACTACGCTTGTTTCACCACTGTCAAATGTGGCTTTGATAATATTGCTCATATCTACACCTCTTAAAGAACATCTGCAAGGGATGACCTTATGTATGCCACTCTGATTGTAGCCGTACCGCTTATCGTGGCAGTGCCGACATTGTGGATAGCAAGCATCGTGCCTGTTCCTGTGCCGTCCGCAAGCATAGCAGTGATGTAGCACCAGTTGGAGCCTGTGGTTGCTCTTCTTACTGCAAGAGGCAGGTATCCGGCAGGAGTTGTTGCTCCAAAATTGTTGGCTGTGATTGAAAGCGCACCACCAGACGCTACCTGATATTGGTAGCTGTATGACTTGATAACCACAGCATTACTCAGCTTGCCTTCGATGTCTGTAATCTTCGATGTAAAGCTGGAAATCTTACCACAGATGAAATCAAGCAAACTTGATAAAATATTCATGGTTTCTCTCCTTATGTAGGGTCTGTCCAACCGATGGCCCTATAATGGTCAAGTACGGTTGAGTCAATCTCTGAGCCGTCCATGTAATCCTTGAAGAATGTTTTAATAAGAGCATCAATCGTCAGCAGCTTGACATCTCCAGTATTTCCCGAGGCATTAACGACAATGTAGTCATCCCTTGTAGGAGAAAGCATCTCTGCCAGTGTATATACAGGCAAATAAGTAGGTGAATTAGCCATCTGTATCACCCCTTTCCGCAAGAAGTTCGTTCAGCTTTTCCTGTGCGGTCTTTTCTCTAAGCTGAACACGCAGAGTAGCCATGTCACCGTCAATGATGATTATTCTTCTCTGCACGACCATGTTGTTATATTGATTAAGATTAAACGTGTAACTGTCCATCGTCACCATATCTCTTGCCACAGTGACAGCCTCGTCAATGCTCAACTCTGAGATTTTGATGTCGTTGTAAACGGATTCGCTCGTTACCGCATAATCCATGCCGTTGTATTTCAAAAACATAATTTAGACCACCTCAAAGTCATATATGCCGTAGCAAGTTCCTACGAGTGTTACGCCCGATGTGAGCGATGTTTCTACAAGCTGTGTTATCGTTCCGTTGGAGTTGTAGGCAGGTTTCCACACATCGTCCACAGCAACAAAGGTAGCACCTGTATATGCGGTCTTGAGAGTGCCGTCAGAATTGAATATCTGCAAGTTACCGCCATCCAAAGGAGTGATGAGCGGAATGCCTGTGTTCAACTGCCTCAAGAGCGTCCTTGACAAGCCAAACGGCAACGAGCCACTACTACCTGCCGTAGTTACTCTCACGTTGAAATCAATCTGCATGACTTCGTTAAACTTGTATGTACAGGTCGCAGTACCACTGGCCACAACAGCATTGCCCGAAAACAGACTGCCTACCGCAGTGAGTACAGGAGCAATATTGGTGAAAGCATCTTCCGTAGAAGCACGGCTCATAAGCCTAGCACCGTGATATGTGTACCTTGCACTTCTCAGCCAGTCGTGAGACAGCATCTGCCAAAGCAGTCCATCATATGTGCCACCGTTAAACCCCATGTCGGGGCGGTAATCATTGGGGATGCCTATCTGATATTTCTGTACAGTACAGGCAGATTGCCTAGCGTTGTCAGTGAAATGCAAGCGACCAGAAGCTGTCCAATCGTCTTCTTCTGTCTTGCCGTCTCTGCTCTCAAGGACAATGCCAGCGGTAATCTCTGAATCATCGCCCTCTTCAATCTCTTCACTGCCTCTCAGCTTGACTCTTGTAAGTTCGTCTGTTGATGTGGCTATAACATCACCTTCGACTTGTCCGCCCATGACCAGCTTCATCAGTGTTGCCTCACCAGTAGTAAGGTCGAGCCTGAAACTGCCGTCCTGTGACTGTAAAACGCCTGTCGTGATCTTGTTTGCAGAAATCTCTCCGGCAATCATGCGATTTGCGATGCAGTTATCCATGAGAGCGTCCTCACCAAACTGCATATTTATCCATTCAGTGCCGTTCCACATCTTCATCGTTCCGGCAGACGGATTAAGCCACATATCATTGACCGCTATTTTGTTAGTTCTTGAAGGGTCTGTAGACTGGACATAAGGCTTGCCAATCTTATTGACCCTCATGACTGTGTAAGGTTGAGAAATCATTTAGCCATACCTCTCTGCCGCTCTTACTGTCAGCGGAATGCCGTTTCTGTCTGTAAGGACTACGCCATCTCTAGTTGACAGCGAAAAGGGATTGATTCCTTCGTCAATCGGTTTTGTTTCAAAATAGATACCGCTTGCGAACCTACAGAGCGAATCATCGATTGGAACGCTGATGTGCTTGCCGCCGTCAAGGTATTTGCCCCATAGACCGTCCTGTGTGACCCACCAACGATAAATCAGGTCAGTGCCGTCAGGATCGACTACATTCATCTCAGTGTCGTAGATTATCGCATTGAGGTCTGCGACCGTATCCTCATAGAAAGAACTGCCGTCATCGCTGACGATGTATGGCGTATATCCACTCGTCTCAGCGAGTTCTCTAGCCGCCCTGGCAAGGTTGTCGGCTGACTGAGCCTGTTGGATCGCATTCTCCACAGAAATCCTCATGTTATATGAGGAATTTGGTCTTAAATCTTGGTCTTCTTTGTCCTCAAACGAGCAGACAGCATTTTGAACGATAGTCTTAGCGTAAACTGTGCTTGTGATAGGGAATAGATATACAAGTCCGCTGTTTCTGTCCGTGACTCTCAGCACATCACCTGCTTGCAGACAAGGATTGGCAAGTACAGGAAGCGTTCCGGGCCTGAACAGCTTTGAGAAAATCTTCCCTGATACGACCTCACACACCTTCTGCACGTTGCTGATTGTGATGTAAGGATTCCCGGCAATCTTGATGACTCTTTCATCCGTGCCGTACATGATGGTTACGTTCTCGGGAGTTTCCTCTGTTGTCGTTCCGGCTTCGTCCGCAGTTCTTATCAACTCTTGGTTGACAATCTTGTATGTAACTCCGCTGTCTGCCGTAGCAACAAGTTCGCCCTTCTCGTTGATGACAAAAATGTCGGAGACATCGGCTGTACGCATATAGTTGAGTCCGCCATATGCGTCCATAGACATAGCAATGTATTTGCCAGTGACGTTTCCAACTTCAACTTGGATGCCAGTCACCATAATTGGCTGAGTCCACAGGCTCTTTCCGTCAAAAGTGGTCGAAATCTCAATGGGATTCTCAAAGTCGTACCAACTAACGACCATATGTCCCAACTCATTTATCTTGGCATAGCATCCGACAAGCTGACAGGCGTATGAAAGCATCTGTCTGTCTGTATAGACTGGAGCCTCACTTCCATCGCTCTTCGGCTTTTCAATCACCATATCGCCATTCGGGATGTCTGTGCTGTCAAGAGTGATTCCGTTTGTCGTACAGATTGTATTGACAAGGTCCTGCACAGTAGTCGGATATGTCACCGCAGTCTGCGACTGGTCGAGAAGCTTCATAGCATCCATGGCTGTGCAGTTGATAATGTTTCCGCTCGTTGTGTGAGTGGTCACATAAAACACGCCCTTTGCGAGATACTGTTTTGCTCCGTCAATCTCGTAGTACAGAGTCGGGATAACGGTTGCTCCGGCAAAGTCGATACTATCAAAACTTCGGTCAAAGTTGGTGAGTGAAAAATTGAACTGTCCGATAATCGCACTGCCGACAGAAAACTCTCCGTCTTGAGATGTGGCCTCGGAAAACGAAATGCCACTTCCCCAAAACTGTCCGTCCTCAAGCCATGTCGTTCGTCCGCTTGATTCGATGAGCTGCATCCGCATAAGAGGTATGTCACCATTGTTTATCTTCTGCATAAATGCGGTAGAAGGATAGTTAATCATGATTGTTACCTCTCAATGATGTCAAAACTCAGAGTCTCATAAATCTTCTGATTGGTTGTCCAAATCTTGACTGGTGCGGTTCTGTCACCAATGTATGCTTCGATGATTTTGTAAGCATTTTCTTTGGGGTCGAAATATCGTACTTGCATATATTCAGGATTAAAAGCCTTGAGAATCTTGGAAGCCACAGCAGGTGTGACCGCATTCCATGAAACCTCAAGCTTAATCTTCTGAGCAATTCGTCCCTTGAACATATAGCCTGTATCGTCTCTTCCTGATTCCCCAATACTAACGTCCTGAAGTCCCCATTGCATCTTGGATGGATTAGGCATATCAACACCATCTACTCTCAGAAGCACATCTGCCATAATTCACCTCTCTGTATATGTGAAAAGGGAGACGAGCATTTAACCCATCTCCCTCATTGTTTTAATAGCTGAACTGCGACACAGGATTGTACCGCTTATCCAGGCTTCTGTTGCCCTGATTGACTGCCCTAGCAAGCACTTCGTTGTTCTCGGTGTACAGAGTGGCGTTGACGTTTACAGGACGCTGATTTGCGCTGTTCATCATCGATGCCATCGCAGGAAGCACTCTCATAGCAATCGCATCAGCAATATCATCGCTGTTGGATGTGGTCATGCCACCCGAATTGACAATTGCACTTGCAATCTTCTTCATGGTGGACTTACGCTCCAAAGGAATCGCCGCCTCGTCACCTGCTTCACCGAAGACTTGGAAACCAAGCGCACCAGTGAACAGACCACCTAATGCGTTGTTTTTTCTCTTAACGATGTTTGCGAGTATTTGCGAAGGTGCGTTCGTGAAATCTGCGACAACCTGGTCAACGGTGCTTTCAACATCTATGGTGAGTGTTACACTTTTGTCCTTAATGTCCTTGTAGTTGTCTGTGAAGTAAACAAAGTTGCCTTTGTCTTTTCCATAGAACCACTTATCAGCATCGTAATGACCCTGGTCTGTCTGATAATCACGGAATAAGCTAAACTTGCCCTTATCAACACCATACTGCCACTTGTATGCGGAATAGTGTCCTTGATCGGTTTGGTACTTTCTGTAAGTGACAAGGTTGCCTTTGTCAGTAGCCTTGTGGTACTTCGTGGCAAGGTAGTTGCCTCTATCGGTCAAATACTTGCGGTACAGTATAAAATTGCCTTTGTCGGCGGCCTTCATCTGTTTCGTTGTCAGATAAGAGCCTTGATCTATCTGATAGCCATGATATTTGACAAAATTACCCTTGTCAGTGGCCTTTATCAGCTTGTTTGTGCTGTAACTGCCAGTATCATGCAACCACTCGCAGAAGGTTCGGAAGTTTCCTCCGTCCTTGCCGTACATGGTCTTTGTAAACGTGGGATTCTTTCCAAGCTGAATCACTCCAGTCTGAAGGTTCTTGAAGGAAGCATCCATCACGCCTTTCATGACGGTAGTGACCGTGTTCTGCGTGGCTCCACCAGTTTGAGGTGCAGGCTGATTTGGAACAGTCTGAATTTTGGTGCTATATCCAGCACCGTTCATTCCGGCTTTGTCGAGTGCTTGCTGATTCTTTCTAGCACCTTCAGCAGTTTCCTGTGCGGCTCTCTGCTTATTGCCTTCCGTATCAAGCTGTCCCCAACCGTGCTCCTTGATATACTTACCAAGCTCAATCGCACCGATGGTAATTGCTGTGACGGCAAGAGTTCCGGCAACAACAGTGCCAAGAGACATTCCACTGGCACCCGCAGCGGCACTTGCTCCTGTCGTGACGGCAGAGGAAACACCAGCTGTACCTGCTCCACTGCCAAACAGTGAAGGGAACTGAGATGCGAGAATCGCACTCGCCCTGTTCATAAAAGCTTTGCCCAATAACTGAGCCGCCAGTTTACCGCCAACGATGACGCCAAGTCCTGATACTATCGTTCCCCAGGGGAGTCCTTCAAGAACCGTCTTGAAAGCGGACGCAAGTTCTGATTTATCGATTCCGGCAAATGTGTCTGCAAGAACACCACCGATGGTATTGGATACCAACCGGAGTGCTTCTTTTACATCTTCCGCATTGAGTCCTTTAAGGAAACCATTTACGAAATCTGTGAAGGCTTTTGTAACTTTCTTCTGAACCTCTCCGTCTCTCAAGAACTCAGAAATGGTATTAGCAATTCCAGTAACGAAAAGTCCAAGACTCTCGCCCATGTCACTGAAATCAAGTTCGTCCAAAGCACCTAAGACAAGCTTCTTAAACTGTCTGCCAAGATTGGAGAAATCAAACTTTCTAACCCAACCGCCGAAGAAGTCCCACGCCATCTTAAACTTGTCGGCAATCAAACGGCCAAGAGCGTCTGAGTCAACCTCGCTGATGAAGCTGTTCATTCCCCTAGCGAAGTATGTACCGTAGTTTCTCCACTCGAAGCCTGTAATCCATGCTCTGAGGGTATATACGATGACATTGAGTCCTCGACCGAAAGTAGCACCGATGAGGTCCCAATCGATCCAGTGCATCATGCTATTGAAGGTCTTTTGAAACGGTGTGATGAATCCATCAACAATCTTCGGTTTGAGTTTCTCCCAGTCAAGCACATTGTAAATATACTTGAAACCGCTGTTTATACCTTCAGCAATGATGCGACCAAGATTGCCCCACTGCTGTTTCTGGAAGGCTTCACGAATCCGTGCCGCCCAACGGTTGATTGACTGAACAACAGGAGAGTCATCGATGTTTATGTTACTACCCCAATCCTCGATACCAAGGTCACCAAGACCACCGATGCCACCACCGCCACCGCCAGCTCCACCACCACCGCCACCGCCACTAGATGCGGATTCGGTATCTTTGGCAAGCTGATTGAGTTCATCGAAAGGCAGAACAGTGAGTTGCTTCTTCAGTTCCTTTGCGGCTTTTCCGGCACTACCAAGTCCGTCCGCAGCGTCTCCTGCTCCACCACCAAGTCCACCAACAGCGTCAGATGCGTCATCAAGGTATCCAGCCATGTCATTGGCAACACCCTTTGTAGCACCTATGGCTTTGCCGAATAGCGAAAACATAAATGTCCTAAATGCGTTCGCAACCTGTATGAGTTTGCGGATTAAAGCATTGAGCCAACTAATCGCCGGAGCGATAGCTGAGATAAGTCCCTGTCCAATAGTGGACGAGAGAACCTGGAAGTTCAAGCTGAGAAGCCTAACCTGGTTGGCGAAAGTTGCGGATGTGCGTTGGAAATCGCCCTGTGCGTACTGTGTCGCATTAAGGATGTACTGGTATCTCAACGCCATCTGAGTGGCTTGGTCCATACTCTGCCAAGACTGTGTGATGCCTTGACTGAGAGCAAATGCCTGTAAGTTGGCAACGGACATATTCACGCCCAATGACCTCAGAGGTCGTGTCATTCCAGCCAAGCCTGACTGGATCTTCGTCATCGCCTCGTCAACAGTAATGTCATAGAAGGATGCAATATCTCCGGCTCGCTCAATAAGGTCGGTGGACATCTTAGCCGCACTGTCTCTCATTCCTTCAGTGATGTCGAAGCCACTGGAGTTGAACATGGACATTAAGCGTCCGGCATACTGTTTCGCCGCTAGTTCGGATACACCGAATGCGTCAATCGTGCCTTTCGCCCAATTATAGACATACCCCGATATATCTTCGTATCCCTTCTTTAGACTTCCGAAAGCGGTATCTATAACGTTCTCGATCTCAACAAGGGACGAGCCTACGGTGACAGCTTCTTTAAGCCAGTCGAACGCACCTCTGATTCCGAAGAATGGAAGTACCGACCTCAAAAGATTGCCAAAGCTTAGAGCGGTTCTATCGATTCCATTGGCGTGAGAAGGGATAAGCCCAAGTCTGCTCATAAAGGAACCAAGTGCAGAAGCACCTTTACCGCCAAGTTTTAACGACATATCAAGCATTTTCTTCATGCCTGATACGGCAGTATTTGATGCAACACCCAAAGTCTGAGTCAATCGAGAAGAAGAAGCATTGCTTACCGCATCAAGTGCCTGCCCTGTCTTCTTACCTGCTATAGCAAGATTGCCAAGCCCTTGAATTGTCATTGCGAGATTCTCGTTGATTTCAGGGGCTTCTTGTATAGCGTTAAGAAATTCAACAACGGCAGTTGTAAGACCCTTGAGGTTTGTTGCTGTCTTTCCGGCTTTTTCGCCAGCGGTCGCAAGATGAGCAAGAGAAGAGATGAATTGCGAGATGGTCGGATTAATCTCTCCAACCTTTTTCATTGTCACAGCGGCTTCTTTCAGCCTCGGCACAAGCACTTGCATTCCAGTAGCAGTCGTTTGCACCTTGTCACCTGCGTTAGCTAGTCTAGCGATTGCAGAAACAAATCTGTTAAGACTGTTTGATACATCTCCAATACTAGCAACATCGGTAATTGTCTTGGCAATGCTCTCAAGCACACTTGGGTCAAATTTACTTGCATCAACCGAAATAAGCCTTTTGAGAGAGTTTGTAAACTTAGCTATGCCAGTATCGTTTATGTTTGTTTGGTTCATCGTGGATATGGCTTGTGATACCCTTTCAAAACCATCTGCAAACTGTGGCAACTTCGCAATGTCAACTTGTGCGAATGCCGCCTCTACGGTGTCTCTCAGTTTTTGAGCATCAATGTTGAATTTGATTGGCTTGGCTGTGTATGTTTTACTATCAGTAGCTTTGTTGATAGCACTTTGAATCTGCTGTTCAAAACGAGCCTGGTCAACATCAAGGTCAATCGGAATCTTCGTGGCTGAGTTCCGCATATGCTTGTCAATGGAAGAGTCCAATTTAGAACTAATCTGTTCCATGACACCGTTTACGTCCCAAGAAGCACTCTCAAGAGCCTCATTGCCAAGCGGTTGCATCTTCAATGCTTCACGAGCCTGTTTTGCTATCTCAGCAAGTCTCGTCAGCATATCTGCTGTGTTATTAACTCTGCTGTCGAACGATTCAAGAGCGTTGCCGCTCTCATCCATCATCTCGGACCAATCACTGTCAACACCAGTGGCACCTTTCTTCAGGTTCCCCAAAAAACCCAAGCCAGCGAGATGCTCTATATTAGAGCCTATGTTGGAAGGGTCAAACTTCTTGCTTGTAATCATGTCAAGCAATTGCTGATACTCCTTCTCAACGCCTTGCATTTGAGCAATGCTCATGGATCCTTTTTGCGCAATGGTATCAAACATCTGATTCATTGCCATGTCAGCACCGGCCGCATCTTTTGCCGCTAACGCTTGAACAAGGTCCTTGACCTGTGATGTGAGTTCTTTTATGCCCTCTGTATTGACATTGTAGTTTTGACCAAGAGACTCGGCTATTGTTTTGGCCTGTCTGCTTACGTCTTTTGCTGCATCCTGTGTGGCATATTTTAGTCTTTCGACCTCGCTTGCCCCACTTACTGCAACCTGTATATTTACTGTTTTATCCTTGAGATTATCAAGCCTGAGATTTGACAGCCTTGTGAGGCCGTCTACAGCTTTGTTGAAATTTGCGTTCGCAATTCTGTCTAAGCCGTTTGCGAATCTCTGTAAATTCCCTGACGCAGTGCCAAGCCTAGAAGCTGATTCCGCCGCACCGTTTAGTGCTGTTGCTAAATTCCCTAACTGCCTAATGGCATCGGTTGCATCAGAGCCAATTTGTAATCTGAGTTCATCAATATTCTGTGATGCCATAGCGTTCTCCAAATAAAAAAATAGGCAAGGTTATTCGCCTTGCCCATTTCGTCTTTTAAATTGTTCGTTGAAGACAGTTGCCCAAGCGGAGAATCTTTGAAAGTCCTTCTCAGGAGTGTTCTCCTCTTCGATTTCAGCACTGAAAGGCTTTTCGAAGTACCTGGACCTTGCTTTTCTTCCGTTAAGCACATTGTCAACAGCAACGCTTACGGCTTTAGTGATATATGCACCCATCTGCCACATCTGATAGTCAATACGCTCTTGTTGCATCTTGTCCATATCTCGATACGGCTCAAGTTCGACTGGGATTGATTCCCAAAAATTCTCCTCGCTTATTCCTAGCATCAGGAAGTATGGCAAGGTGATGTGCGTCACTCTTTCTCTGTAGGTGTCATAGCGATTACTCTCGCTGACTCGTTCTCCATATCGCCCTTGACTGTCTGAGCCTTGGTCTGAATCGTCTCCGTCTCCTCGGCCGCTCTCATCATTGTTGATAAAAAACCGTTCTTCTCCAGTTCACCCTGAAGGTCTTTGAAGAGTGTTGACGCAGACTGCTCATTGTCCTCGGTGGACTCGTCCTCGTAATCATCGAAGAGGTCGAGCATCTCATCGATGCGCTTCGCTTTTTCCTCATCGGTTTCATAGCCAAACTCGTCCTTATGGTATTTTTGCAATCCTGCAAGCAGAAGCTCTGCTGTTGTCGTTGTAAGTTTATCAACAATTTCTCTTACATCGAGATTCTCAAGGTCAAGGTTTGAGACCTTGTCAAGAAGGTCATCCTTGCAAATCATGCGATAGGTGAATCGAACCTTATACTCTTTGCCGTGAATCTTGAAAATGTACATAACTGCCCTCCTCAGTTACATGAAAAATCCTTACTCTGCGGAAATTTCCACAGTCGTAGAAGGATAGCAAACAATTGTCATTTCGATCAATCCGTTAACTTCTCCCTCGTTGACATATACATCGTACTGTCCTTCCCATGTGGCCTTTGCTCCTGCATTGCCACCAAAGGTGAGTTCGAAGAAGCCGTCCTTCAGAGCGTTGGTCTTCAGAGCAGTGTACTTGTCCTGAAGGAAATTCGCTGTGAAAGACATGGATTCTACAGACTGGACTCCGGGCCATTAATGTTCACACCGGGCCGCTACCGCCGATGCCGTTCTCTTATGAACTGCTATGCCTTTATCTATACGCATAGGTCAGACTATATCACCATCCTAGTAGGATGCTCCCCATTTCCACACGCTTGTGTGTACTCCCTTTCGGGATAGTCGTTGAACCTTCATCTTTTCGATGCTTGGTAACTGATTGTCCTAGGTTGTCCAATTCCAGGAGTTCCCAGTTTTAAAGGAGTTATTCGACAAGCATTACTGCTTGAAGTCGCACTCATTTTACGAATGTCTGAGCCTCGTCTGTGAGATCAGTGCTTTCAATCTGCTCTCTCTCTCCGCCAAGCTGCGGAAATGTCTTAATCTTGCACATCTCAGCAAGAGAAGCCTTCTCTGTGCCGAATTTCAGAGTCGTGCCGATAGTATTATGAGCTTTACCCATGATAGACCTCCTAAATAGTTGTGGTCAGTGACACTCTCCATTACTGAGTGCCAGTTATGTGTTAATCGTCTGACAAGTCGAGTAACTCGCCAGTATATCGTAAGTCGTAACGACTTATGTATCTGTGGACTTCGTTGTTCTTGAATCGCTGTGCAAAGCCTGTGGAGTAGAATCCCATGTTGAAAAGAATCTGCTTTGTTGCATCCTCAAGTTTCATTGCCTTGGATTCTGTCTTTGCGAAGCATTCAACCTGCAAGTTCACGATGATGCCATTCTCGTTGTTGGAAAGGTCCCTTGCCTGTAACCAAGTGTAGTTAGTCATAGGCTTGAACGCAATCCACGGAAGTTTAGCACCTACGTCTGACTTGCCGAAAGAAATGCAGTTGGCACTTATAACACCTTTGTCAACGCATTCCTGTTTGAAACGTCCATATATCTCTTCGATGGGATTTTCTGTGATGTACGCCATAGTCAACTCCCAAACACTCTCTTAGCGATGGATACAAATTCTTGCTTTATGGCAATCTCGGCATGGTATAAAGGCATTGTGGCTTCAGTACCATAGGAGACAACAAAAACACCGTTGTCATCTGTGTAACACCAATATTCCTCTAAGCCATGTCCTTGACCATATGAGCCAATCGTGAATCCAAGTTCTGCTCCTAGTGGATGAGGAGAATCGTTTGGATGTCCATTGTAGTGAACACCTGCTCCGAATTCTACGAAAGCAACGTCCTCTCCTCTGAGAATGAGAGATGCCCTCATGACTCCACCACTCTCGCCCATCATCACATGAGGTGAGTTAAAATCAGGTGGTGTGGAATCCCCGGCTCCGCTTAAATGCTGTTGCCCCACACTGATTCCTGCCTTGAGCAGTTCTCGTACAAACTCTCTGTTCTTGTTCTCGTACCGTTTCTGTAGCTTTCTAACCTTGTCGGCGGCATCCCTGAGTGATTTCTCCGATAAACCGTTAATCGTTATCACCATGATAATCACCAACCTCGTTGCCGTTCTTCTTGATGAGATAACGAGCCACATTACCCATCTTGGTATCTACCTTACGCTTGAGCGTATAGTCAGGCGGAACAGTAGGCTCTCCATCATCAGTCATGATGAGGTTGCCATCCTTGTCGAGTTCCGGCTCAACGTCCACCCAAACCTGCATGCCTTCAATAGGCTTGAAACTGCGATCAAACGAAGTTATGTATCTGTCATAGTCAGGAACTATACCAACTGCGTAATCTTCAGGTGTACTGCCAGTAGGCGATACGCTGAATTTGTGCATCTCAGGCTTGGTAAAAACCGAAGTCTCATCAATGCCTGTATATCCCATAGACTTGACCGAAAACCACAGCTTCTGAGTCTGTCTTACCAAACACCTCATGTTACATCCCCCAAATAAAATAGTGCCTTGCCCAACCACCCATAAGACACTCCCTACAGCGTAGCGGAGGGCCTACGCCATGCACCGTCTTTATATCGTCACAAACGGAACGATGCGATGCTGAGTAAATACATTGCCTTTGTTGTTCCACATCCTGTACAGTCCTGATTCGATGTGCATCGACTGGAATTCTGCACCTTGCTGAATGCTCTCATACAACGCTAAGTCCGATATGCAACTGATATGCTTGGTCATGTCGGCAATAATGTCATCCTCATCCCATGCGGAAGGGTAGTTCTTGTACTCCCTGAATGCCATAATCGCCCTGTCGGCAAGGACGCTTACCATGTCACTATCTTCAGGCTTCAGATAGTCAAGCAACATCTGCATTACATCCTGTTTGATTTTTTCCATGTCAGCATCCTTTGTCCTTTACTTGGTTGGTCTGCCTCGTTTGACGGTCTTAGGCTTCTCGTCCTTTGTGGACGTAGCCTTAGTATCCGTTGTCTTCTTCTCTGGCTGATCGAGTGCGGGCTGTGTGGTCATTGCCCCGATACTGCC